AAAAGATATGCTTTCGGTTCCTACTGTAAAGTCATTGATTGATACTGAATAACCTTCTCTACCAAACGTTGCTTCACCAGCGCCAAAAATTCTGTTAAGTGTTTTTTCAATTTGAATTTTTACTTGAACTTTCTCATCATTAGTAATACCTGAGTTGTATCTATCAACTAATTCTTTAAGTTTTTTTAGAGAAGGTCTGTTTTTAGCAGCGCGAGCTGCCTTTGCTGCTCTATCTGCTGACCACCCTTTTGACATGTAATCTTGTTGAGTAACATCGTTTCCATCAACTTGTAATCTATCTGGATCTACATAATCAGGATTATTTTCTTTAACTCCCTTTATAGATCCGTCATACTGCTCAACGCCACCAGCAGGAGTTCTTGATTCCAAAGGACGATTCATAAATCTTTCAGCAATAGGTGTTGATTCAGGAAGAGTTGAATCTGGAGAAATTACTTCAGGTGCCTCTGCTTGAGGTGTAGGCGTTGGCGTTGGGGTAGGCGTAGAGGTTCTCGGTATACGACCTGGTAGTTGTGTAGGTACACCAGCCTCTCTTGGAAGTGCTTGTACTGGATTTGGATCACGCTCTCTATCAGCGCGAACTATTCTTTGCCATTGACGACGCATCTTTCTATCGTTATAAATTGCATCTTCAACAGCTCTTCTTTCACTAATAGAACCTCTATTGTTTAAGAAAAGCATTCTTACTGCTAATTTTTTAAATATCGGTCCACGCTGTGGCTGACCGTTTTCATCTAATACAAGATTACCTTCGTCATCTCTTATTACTGCTTGAGGGAAATAAACCCATGCGTATGCTCTACGAAGTCTGTCATTTGGATTTAGTGTGTGCTCTAGGGCAACAACAGTTCCATCTCCCCAGCCTCTAAATTCATTTTCTTCTCCGCCCCAATGATTAACAACATCTCCGCGACGCGCTTGATTAATTCCATCAGCAAATACAAAGTTATCTTCTTGCCATATTCTGTATGGATCGCCTTTCATCGGACGACGTCTTGCGTCTAACAAAGACTGAATACGCTGTCTAAAACCGTCTAAAGTGAAAGGGCTTCTATCTTCATCTGATACAACAAAATTAGGTGTAGGGATAGTCTCTGTTGTTCTAGAGGCAGGCTCCCCAGATGTAAATGCTCCGCTTTCTGGATTAAATCTTTCTGTGCGAATATCATTTTCTGGGATATTTATATTTTGTGTAGTTGGAGGCGGAGTGCTAGGAGTACTACCTGGAGGAGGAGGCGGAAGTATAATATTTCCATCTGGATCTCTTGGTAAATCTTCAATAGGTGTTGGACCCATCGGGGCTGTAACTAAATTAAATCTTTGAGTGGGGTTATAAACTCTTCCAACTTCTAAACTTCCAGCCTGATCAGGGTTAGAAAAATTAATTGGACTTCTAGTACCATCTGGGTTGTACCATGCCCAAACTTCTTCACCTTCAATTTCTCTAAAATTAAGTATGGCTCCATCTTGAGGAGAAGTGTTAAATCTAGGAATATTAAAAGTGTTTCTAAGAGTCTCTGGGAAATCTTCTGGCATCGGGTCACTACTTCCAACGCCTTGCATCATTTCTTCCCAATAAGCTTGAGCAAACTCGTTCCAAGAATCTTGATTGCTAGGAAGTTCTATCTCAACGCTTCCAGTGTTTTCTGGCGTAGGAATAGTCTCTTTTGGATCTTCATTAATTTTTTGAGAAGACGGAGTTTGTTTTGGTTTATTTTTGCTGTCATCAATGGAAATAACTTTAATTTTAGGCTCTATAAAAGTAACATTACCTTGATTTCTGAGATCTCTAATTTGTGCACTGAGGTTAAGCATCTTATTAAATGCCTCGTTACGAAGCACGTAAAGTTCAATCACCTCTGGGTCATTCATGGGTACACCGTCTAAGGCTTTTTGACGAATTTTTTCTTCTAAATCTTTATACTCTTCTTCAGCTTTGGCTTTTTGATCTTCAAGTTTATTAGATGGAGAGACATCACCTTGATTTTTAATTTCTCTATTAAGGTCGAGCATCCTATTAAATGCATCATCGCGAAGTCTGATAAGTTCAGCAATCCTCGGGTCAATAATGGGGATTCCATCGCGAAGCATTTGACGAATTTCTTTATCTAAATCTTCATACTCTTTTCTAGCTTTGTCTCTTTGCTCCTCGAGAGGACCTTGATAGCCTGAAGGGGGATTTCTAAATTTTTCGGGTTTAGTTGCATCACTAGGCGCAGAGTCTGAATCTGTAGAAGGATTTAGTACTCCAGTTCTCTGATCTGTGTCACCAACTTGCTCTAATTTTCTAACAAGATTTTGTAGTTTTTCAAAAAGTTGTGGACTTCTGTTGTAGTACATAACAAATCTGTACATAAAACTATTTTTTAACTCTACATCTTCAGTCCAAATAAACTCTTTCATATCTGAAGGTGGAGTAAAACCTCTTTTAGCACTTAAAACTTCTCTACGCCAAGATCTTTGCTCGGAAACAAAATCTGGATCTCTTCTACCCTCTAAATAATCTTGAGGGTTAGGAGGATTTAAAGCACCAGCAGATCCTGACTCTGGTACCTCTGCACCACGAATAACTCTTAACTGTCTTGAAGAAGTAATTTGTTCTGGGTATGCTTGCTCTTCATGACCTGGATAGTAACCACGAATAATAACTCTTGTGGGGGCTAAGTCAACTATAGTTGGTCTTCTACGATTAACAAATCTATCTCTTCCAATAGAATTTTCTACAGGAATAACATCAGTTATAACAAAGTGATCCTTTGTAATAATGTCGCCTTTTTGAAGATCTCCAGGGCCAGCATTAACAATGTACGCAGACTTAGGCTCTCCTTGTACATCGTCCTGATTAATAGGAAGTTCATTTCTAGGATTTTTAGCGTTTTCAATTAAATCATTTACAATTAATTTAGCATCTTCAGAGCCTTCTTCTGAAGTGATATCTACATTTGCTAATTCACCATTAAATTGTTTTTCTATTTTAGAAGTTTTTTGCTGTTCAGAAACTAAGTCTTTATCTACATCTCTAGTAGACACCTCTTTTAAGCTTGCCCGAAAGCCAGCAACTATTTTATTAAGTTGATTAATTTTTTCAAAGACACGAGATACATCTAAGTCCTGACGTATCTCATCTAAATCTCTACCAGAAAGAGTTTTTTCATACCAAGCAATTTGTTTCTGCAATTCTGCAGTTACAGAAGCCAAAGCTTCTCTAACTTCTATCTCTTCTGAGTCGTTTGGGTTAGTAGGCAGTTTTATTTTGTCAATTGCTTTTTTAGTATTAGCATCCAAAACCTCTGGAGTTATGTCTGACTTAGTTTCGTTATCTTCAGGTTTTATAGCAGCTAAATAATTTAAAACTGCTTCAGTTTGAGCCCAGCTCTTTCTTTGAGCAGCACGAGGTAAATCAACCCAATGACGAGTCTCATAATCATCAACATCGGAAGCCCAACGGGATGGAAAACCGTAAGTAGGAGGGGTTGAGTCTAAAAGATTTTTTACTTCTTCATAAGATTTATTATCTCTTATTGCATTTTGAATTTCTTCGCTGTAATAAGGCTCTCCTTGAAAATCTAGTGAACCTTCTAAAGCACGTAAAGCTAAACCTCTTAATCTGTTAACTTCTTCTTCGCTTACTACTGGAACAACCTCGGTATCAGTGTCTGCATTTTCTTGATCGAGAATAGCTTTTGCTTCATCCTGATCAACAGACTTAACTTGACCAGCGCGTCCCTCTTCAGCAACTTCTCTTAAGATTTCATTTGTATCTACGCCTTTAAGTTGTAGAGCGTCTCTTAAAACTTCTGAAGGGAGAGTAATCTCAACTTGCTCATCTTCATCATTTATAAAATCAAATTTACCGTAGCCAGGTAGTTCAGAAGGTTCTAGAGAACCTCTAAAAGCAAACTTAAGAGCCTCTTCATCATATTTAGTTGCTTGATACGGATCGTCTGTGTATCCAATTGGATACTCTACTCCAGTCATATCTAAAATCGCTCTTGATTCTTCAGGAGTATCTATAGTTATAAAATTATTATTTGGATTTATAGGGTCACTATCAGGGGTGTAGTAACCTTGAGGCATTTCAACTTCTTCGTTTTCAGGAAGATAAGGTCTGTAATCACCAGACTCGTCAAATGCTGCTTTCTCTTCTTCGGTTAAACCTTCAAGCAATGCTGGGGTAAATGTTTTTTGTTTTTCTGTAGATTCTGGCTTAACTGTTTCACCTAAATCTAAACGAGCAATTTCCTCGGAAACATCGGAACCTGCTTCACCTCTTTCAGCATTAAGCGCATCCTGATTTTCTGTGGTACCCAAAGCACCGTCATAGATTCTTGCAACTTCTGAGTCAGCGTCTTCACCTTGCATTCTTAATGCTTGATAAATTGCTTCAGCTTTAATATCTTGTAGTCCGCCTTCAAATCCAAGAAGTCCTCTACCATTTGCAGGCACTGACTCAATTGGGAGAAGTGCCTCTTCTAATGCACCGACCAAATCTGCTTTACTAAATTTAAGAGCTAACTCTTTAGGATTATCTGTGGCACCTTCAACACCATCTTCGATACCTTGAGGTAAATAACCAACAAACCTATTTAACTTATAAGCACCCTCTGGGTATTGAGCCCAGCGGTTTTCAACATCATCAAATTCAGAGCCATCTTCGTTTCTTGCAAGACCTGCAAGATCCACTTCTCTACCTCTAAGTTGGTTTTGAATCTCAAACCAATTATCAAAGTCACCGACTGAAGTTCCGTCAACTGTTGATACAGATAATTTTCTTTTTCCATCAACATCTCTAGATATAACTGCATTAAAAGCACCATCTGTAAACTCTAAAGGATTGTTTGGGTCTGTCCTTGTCCAACCATTAGGAGCTTCAACTTTAGTAGCACTTGAAAGATCAACAATTGGATCTGACTCAGAATATTTTGCACTAGCAGGACTAAAACCATCAGCAGTAGGGTTAATAAGTGCTTTAATAAACTCGGTTGAAGTCGATGGAACTTCATAAATACTTTCATCTGGAGCTTCTATTTGAATATAACCAGGTCTTGGGGAATCAGCAACATATCTACCAGTAAAACTTTTAACATCTCCGTTTAACATTCTAAAGAACGCCCTAACAGCGCCACCCATCCAAGCAAATCTTCCTTTTAAATCACGAAGTTGTTTAGCAGCACGAGCGCGACGAGCTGCAGTAGAGTTTCCGTCACCAATTGCAGCAAGCAATGCTTCTTGAGAGACAAGACCTTGAGGTAAATTAGTCAAACGAGTAATAGCGTATTTGTATTCAACAGAATCACAAGGATTGATAATTGCACTAGCAATTAACGGCTTTGCTTCTTCAACTATATTAAAATCTGCTGTAATCCATCTTGCTTTTTGCGTTAAATAGTCTTGTAAAGAATAATTATGGCTTGCTGTGGATTTTGGATGACCTATAGGAAGTAAATCAGTATTTTTTGCATTACTAAAAGAGGTTTTGTTCTTCTGTGAAAGGGTAATAAAGTCTGATAAGTCTCTTAGAGCCTTAAAGTCTCTTTCTTTATTAGGCAAGCCAATGGTTTTTTCTAAAGATCTTTGAACAACAGTTAAAGCATCTAGTTTAGTGACTTGACGCTCTACAGGAACATCATTATTTGAAAGACTAACAATCTCAAAAACTCTATCTCTTAAATACTGAGCCTTTATTTTTTCTTTTGAAATGTTTTTGTTCATTAAAAGTCACCACCAAGTTTTCTAGGTAGCAAATCTGCATCTCTACTCTCATAACCAAGTGTTGAAAGTTCTGCAGCCCTATCAAAAGGGTTTTCTCCATCTTTAACGGCTCTTAACCAAGAGGCGCGAAGGGGAGTAGTCGCTTCATAACCCATCTGGGAGTACTCTGCCATAGCAAGTATTGCTTCCTCTGGTGTTTCATAATAACTCTGGTCTTTTAATTCTACAGTTAATTCTCTATCTATATAAATCTCTTCAACTAAATCTGGAAGTTCTTTTCTTTCTTCCATATAGTTTTTAATTGCGTCTTGATTAATTAAATTGTCTGGAATAACAGCAAGACGACACTTACCTAAATCTTCAATCTCAAGTGCAACTATTTGACATACGTCGCCCTCTTCGGTTTCCTGATAAAAAACACAGTGGGCACAGATAACTCCAATTTTTGCATCTTCATTTTCTGCAGCAGGAGTGTAACCAGCCCAAACACCAACACCATCTTCATTAAATTTTCCGTGCTTTTCAACGACAGATAAAATTGCGTTAGCCAAATCTTGTTCTTCTGGAACTAAAGCAGATGCAGTTAAAGAAGAGTTAGATTTTTTAGTGGATCGAGGATGAGACGATGGAAGTAAATCATTATCTGCTACATAAGCAGAGTTGGAAGGCTTTCCAGATTTTAAAAGTTTTAGAAACGCATTAACTCTGGCAAATGCCCAACCATTTCTAGACATACCTGGTCTGTGTGAAACAGAGTAAGCTCCAGCACCACGACGGAAAACGGCTTTTAAAGTTCCCAGAGTAGTTTTACGACCTTTTGGAACCGTTTCATTGTGTTTAGAAACTTTTTCTTTTAAAGTTTTTTCTACAGACTTAGAGAAAACAACTTTACGAGCAGACTTTGAACTAGAAGCAGATCCTTTTTTATTTACTTTAGAACCTTTAATTCTGTCTTTTTTAGGGGCAGGAGTTTGAGAGATAGTGCGTTTTGCAGCAGCAGTAATTGGTCCGCCACCAACCCAAGCGCGACATGTTCTAGCAGAAGCACATTTAAAATCAAATGCTTCGCAGTAACCTAACTCACCTGCTTCATCAATTGCGTCAAAAGTATCTGAGTCGCCAGTTAAACCAGACTGAATGCAGTCTTTCATTGATGGAGAAATATTAAATACAGCGCAATTACCACAACGCTGTTGTTTTGCTGTTTCAGTATCCACAGACCACTCGTCTGCAAGTGTTTGCCAATACTCTTCGTTTGGTTCTGCAGGATTTAGCGGACCATACATTGCTGTGTCTATAGCATTTTTACGATTTTTAAGATTAAGACCAATGTCTTGAGTGGGGGCAGGACAAGAAGTCTCTTCAGTTTTAACAGGTTGCTCTTGCAACTCTTGTAAAATTTTTGTAGAAGAAGTGTCAGGTGAATCAGGAGACATTATCTTTCTTGACCTTCTACTGGAGCTTCAGTATTTTCTGGACTTAATGCGTCTTGAACTTCTGAAGGCAAAGATTCATCAGGCTTACTTGTTTCTTCAACAGGTGTGGTGCTCTCATTTGCAACATTTTGTTGATCTAAAACTTGTTGAACCTCTGGAGGTATTGGAGCAACAGAAGATGCTTGCTGCGCACCGCGAATACTTTCCATAACTTCAGGGGCAACTGCTCCAAGCATCGCCTCTGTTAATTCTGGAGTGACAGATCCCTTTTCAACCATCATTCGAATTGCAATCTCATTTGGTGAAGGTGCATCAGCGGCAGAGAACCCGTGAGCACGACGCCAAGTGTCATAAGAAACGGCACCGCGATCAAAACCTGCGTCAGCATCTGTTGCACGGTCATTACGAGTTGCAATTGCTGATGGGTCGTACCAAACAACCATCTTCTTAACTTCTGCTTCAGGATAACCCTGAGCAATTAAATATGGTCTTAGGTAGACAACTGTTAAAGCATCTGCAATTAAAAGCATCAACGGTTCAATGTGTGCCTTATATAGAGACTCATCAATTTGAAGTGCGTTTGAGTACTTAACATTTGCTAAACCTGTAACAATATCTTTTGGAACATCTAAGCCTTGCAAAATTCTTTCTAAGACACGGTCTGCACGTTGTGCAAGCGCTGGGTCGAATGAACGCTCAAACTTAAATTGTTTAATCTTGTCGCCAAGTTCTGCTGGACCACGAATGATTAGAGGAACAACTGCTGATGCGGACTCTTCATCACGAATCGGAGTTGTCATAGCGTCCATTAATTGCTCTTCAAACTCATCCTCTGCTTCTTCAACAGTGAAACCTGGATTTAATTCATCATCAGAGTCATATGGAAAATCACCATCGCCTTGTGCGGCAACTGACAAACCATCTGGTAAATAAAGAGCACCTGCGTTTAAGCGAGAACGTGCTGTTGCACGAAATGTTCTGTTAAGGAGGAGTAGTTCAGCACAAAGATCTAACAAACCGCGAAGTGAGGAATCTGCTTCATCTGAGTAGCGTGGATGTGAGCGCCAAATTCTTCCAATAAAAGCATTTTTACCTAATCTAATAGATGTATTTTGATTAGCAGCACTGTTTCCTTGGCTTACTGCTTGCTCTCTTCTACCAATAACATTAAAACCACCGCGAGCATCTGCCATAACTTCATCTACAGAGCGAATATCCCAAGAATCTGGAATACCTTGACTTGGTTTACCAGGAATATTAATTAGGTAACACTCGCCAGACACGACTAAGTTAAGTGCTGCATCTCTTAACAAACCTGACTGACCACCGTATGCAGAATCTAAACGAGCAACTGCTCTTTCTGCAGCAGCGGCAAGTCTTTGATCTGTTACATCTGAATTTGAAACTGGAGTAGGTGATTCTGCAGGATTATCTACACTTGCAGCAAAAATTCTAATTCTTGAAACTACAGAAGCAACTAAATTAAAAGCGTACTTAATTTCACCGATTGCGTCGTAGTATTCCCATGCTTCTGCTTGCCAACCAGATGAACCAGCAGCACGGCGAGAGCGAAATTGTTCAAACTCTCCCTTATCGTTAATTTTTATTTGAGCAGCCGCCGCAGTTAAAGAGCGAGGGGAAGAATAGTTAACAGGGATAGCTGGTTGCAAGAACAGAGACGAAGGACCTGTAATTTGAGGTTTAGAAGCGCCCGTAATTACTGATGGCTTTTCTTCTCGTCTAAAGACGCCCACTACTTCTCCTTGCTGTCTCTGTTGCGGAACATGAATTATTTATCTTCATGTGCGGTCAACAAACCTGCTATTGCTGAAAGGGATAAAACCAAGACAACAATATCGGTCGGTATAGGAATAATGATACGCGATATTTGGATAAGTGAGGCTACCCAAATGGACATACACCACTCGCATGTCAAAAGATATCCGAGTTTACTCGTCTCAGGGGGTCTTTTCTTCCAAAACCAATTCCTAAAACCAGCAAGTAACTCGTCTCTTGTTATTAATCTCGTAAGCCTATAAGTAGCAAGACCTAAAAGCGTGAGTTCTACAAAAGTCATTGAAACGGATCAGCCTCCGATGTCAATATACCTTTGTGAGGCGCCCAACTCCTTAAACGACTCCCACAACCACAATTATTATCTTTTCTAAAGGCTAAAGTTTTTCCAGAAATGGTTTGGACTTTAGTAATGTGATTGTCTTGAATCATCTTTGCCAACTCTTCTCTAAAAATTAACTTAGGCCCCATGGGAGAGTCGATTGCAATCATCAAAACATTATTTATAACCACTACCCTCGTTCTATCTATTCTCTTTGCACCCTCTGGTATTGCCCCATCTGAAGAAAGTGCTTCTAAATTAGAAACTGCCCCTGAAGGTGCTGCAACAACTATGGCTGGAAATATATCTATCGTTTTCTGCAACTAAATTTCCTTATAAATAGAGGGAACATAGAAACTGTCCCAACCTAAAAACTCTATGGCAAGCGGTAAGGGAACTAAAACAGGTTTATTCTTAGTTGCAAATTCATTACTGTTTTTAACTAGCAACCATTTATCCACATCTTGTTTGGATTGAGCAATCGGACATTTAACCCATGCTGGATGACCGCTTAACTTTCTTGTAGGGAAAGCTATAGGAAATGGAGACTTATCTGAAACCATAGTCTCAAGTGATCTAGTCTGTGGACTGTCCTCATGACGAGAGTTGACCCACACCACTACAGATAAATCTTTTTCGTCGTATATACCTGAATCTGTTTTATAAGTCTTAGACATTTAAATTATTCCCCTTTTACTTAGACGTTTTGCCATAGCTCTGTATGTAACTTCTGCGGCGTCAGCAATAGCCGCGGTAGGTACTCCACGATCTCTTAAACTTACTGCTAGTTCTGTTAACTCTCTGTTAGCAATTGCAAAAGGACTGTTGTATGGAGTTTTGGCACGATAGCGTTTTGATAGCATTGACAGTTCTTTTAATTTTATTCTGGCATCAGGAGGAACTCCTGGAGAGATACTTTTAACTTTTGCCGAAGTACTTAAAGGAGTTAAAGAAGAAAGACTTTTGGGAGGAGGATTAGGGACTACCCTTCTTTGCTCTCCAGCCTCAATATGCATAATCCAAAAATGAACTGTAGTTTTTCCGCGATTTGGTTTAAGCGCAAAACCTAGAGTTGAAAGCGACCAACCTGCTTCCCAGAGTGCACGAAGTCTTTTATTGCGCAACTCATCGGAAAGGCTATTTAAAAATAGACTCTCATCTGCTGGAAGTGATGGTTGACGTTTCATCACTCTATAGTACTAGTATTTAAACAAGCGTTTAGTGAATTAAACTTGATAAATAGTGTCTTTATGGTGGAGAACTTTTATATTTGGATCCGCCCAAATTTTGTATCCAGCATCAATCGCTCTCTTACACCACGAATAATCTTCTCCGACATTAGTTTCAAATGGAAGATGAGGCCATTGAATTCTTTCTATGAGAAACCAAGGTCTTTTAATACTCTCAAAAACACCACTCTTCATCGCAACAAAACCAAAACCAACACCTATTACTTCAAATGGATCCTCCCAAAGGAGGAACTCGACTTTGTTTACTTGTCTTAGAAGACCTGCATCGTCTGGGAGTGCTAGTGCAACTATCCCACTTGGACCAGTTTGATAAATGCCCGAAATGATGTCTTTATCTGAATCAAGAAGTTTTTTAAAAGTATCTACTTCCCAACTAATATCTGAATCTATCCAAACAATTTTGTCGTAAGTAAATTCCCCAGAACCTATCTCGTTTGTGTCGTAGTTAGGGGTGTAGCTATTTGTAGCAGTTAGTTCTCTAGCGCTAGGGACGAAGGAAGAATACCTACTTAAGAATTTATAAGTTAAACCCTGAGCGCTAAGCCAAGCACAAGTATTAACCACACTCTCTACATACTCTGGAACAAAGTTTCTCCCAGGGGTTGCTATCAATACATTAAAATGTGGTTTCTTCTCCATGCAAAAACTATAGCAGATAAGGGTTAAACTTTTGTACGAAAGATAAAAAATATGAACCTTTCCATTTTTTGCTTTTGGCCTGTGAGAAGGAAGCGGTTTATTTTTCAGCTTTTCTAAAATCGTTTCCTAATTTTTCGGCAAATCCGTACCTAGCAGCAAGTTTTTTATAGAGCTGGCTTAAATATTATTTTTAATTTATTTTATTTTTTATCTACTCTGCCTCTACTCTCTGACTTAGAAATAATTCTTAGTTTGCTTGTGCAACTCTTATAAATGCTTACTAGGTGTTTTATAGGCTTTTGAGAGTTTTGGGCGTTTTTAGGTGTTTTACTAGGAAAACACTTAGACACACTTGAAACTTAAATACTTGACTAGTTAGTCATAGTTAGTTATATTTGTAATAGAGGCTGTTAGGGTCTTTAGAAAAGGTAGGTAGGTAGATGTTTGGAGTTTCAATCACTGCTGGAGGAGTTACATACAACTTTGCTTTAGATAGTGAAAAAGATGTACGTAATCTTGTACAAAATAGTCATAGGGTTACTAATGTTGAAATCTGGTCTGGGAAAGAAAAACTTTCAGATTCTCAGGTTATTGACATGATTAACCAAGAAGAACCAGAACTTATTAACTCTTAGTATCCGTAAGCCTAGCCCCTAGCGACACGCTGGGGGATTAGTTACTTGACTATACCCGTATATGTTCTATAATAGTATTACAAGATAGAGAGAGGGACACAATGAAGCAAAAGACATACGCACTCACCAAAAGAGGAGAGTCGGCAGTTATGTTTGCTCAGGCATTACTACTGGTCGGTATTGGGTTTGCCGTATTAAACATATTCGCTAGAGTTGTTGTTTGGTTAGGCGATTTCCTAAACATCATATAACCTAGAAAAACAGAAGCCCCCTAATTCTTGGCTAGGGGGCTTTTGCTTTTGTGGGTATTAGTTAGGTTGTTGGGTCATTATTAACGGCAGAGAAAACGGCGTTCATCTCATCTTCTGATAAGTCACCATCTGCCAAATATGCACGAGATAGTTTTTCAACAACTACCGCAACACCACTAATTCCAGCCATCATGACTGCTTTCCATAATTCAACTCCAGCAATCGTACCCGCACCAACAACGCCAAGAGCTGACGCTAGAAATGTTGCGAATATTCTTCCTAGAATTTTTTTCATTTTTTTAACTGACAAGAGGTCCGTCCTTCCAAGGGTATACCTCAAGTACTAACCAAATAGCACTTATGTAGTAAAACAATTTTACTAAAGAAGCCGCAGTGTTAGTTTGCTGCTTGTATTTTTTAGGGGAGGTGAGCTGCTTGTTCTGTTAGGCAGCTCTACGGCAAGTTGTTAGTTTTGGTTAGGGAATTTGGCTGACCATTTATAGAAACTACTTCTGTCAGGCTTCCCACTTCTGTCATATGCATTAGGACCAATGTTCCAAGGTCCCCAATCCGTACCACCTTTACTCATCTGAAAGGCAACGCGGGCATTTATTGTTGGGTCATATAAGTCTGAGTTTGACTTAAGTCCGTACTTCTCTAATCTGTAGGGACCTAAATCTCCAATCATGTTTATCTGAAATAAACCAAAAGATAGATCTCCAGACTTAGGATTGTTGTTTAGTGCGTTTGGATTACCAGTTGACTCTTTCATGACAACAGCCCAAGCAGTCCGTAAACTTTCTCCCTTAAAACCAGCAGAGCGAAGAAGACTTATTAAATAATCATCTTCTATAAAGTGCTCTGGTTTCTTGGTCATGCCCGTATCAAGGGCTAGTTTTGCTCTTTCTTGTTCTACCTTAATTCTGAACGCTTCTTGAGCCATCCTGATAGATGTTTCGCGTTGTGTAGCGTAGGCACTTTCTATGTATGTCGTGTATGTCATTAAGAATATGGATGTAAACAGCACACTTATTGCTTGTTTTTGTTTTCGGGTAACACTATTCCTAGTTTTATTCAAACTTTTTTCCTTTGTTAGGGGATAGGGGATATAGCCAAATAACTCGGCTAAGTGTCTCTGTTTCTTCATATGTCGCTCTATCTAGTATACCAAGTATATCAGTATCTACATATAAAAGTAAGTCTATGCGTGTCGCCAGAGCACACATAGACCTACCCGTATGCAGAGAGAGGTAGGAAAGGTCTATCTCTCTCTTACAGACAAAGTTGCAGCAGTTAGCGAGGCAAAGCCAAACGCTACAACCCACTCAACTGAATTTTGATATGCAGAAATAAAACTTGCTACAGCAAACAATGTTGCAGCAACCGAACTCCAAATAATGTTACTTTTCATGAACTTAGATATACCTACCTTTCTTATCTCTACTCATAGCCCCTGCTCTATCTGACCTACTACTTGTTCTACCTAGGAGTCTTGTAGATGCATCTCTAAAAGTTACCCCAGACATTAGTATTGCTTTGCGAGCCGTGCGATATGCAACGCCTAACTCGCAAGCAACATCTTCTACAGATAGCCCAGATAAATACAGATCTGCTGCCTTCTGTGAAATTCTTTTGCTTTTCAAGCTTCCCCTAAAAAATCTGAGCTGCTGTAAGCTGATCAGCTGGATCAGTTGTTTTTTCCGTAACTCCTGAGTAGACAGTCTTTACAACTTCAGCCCAAATTTTTGGTGTGTGCGTGTATGGCTGATAACCACCAGCACCACCAATAAGAACTCTGCCATTTGAATACTTGTTTGCAATTTTTGCGATTTGTTTTGCCGCATATGCATAACCTGGGTAATCAAACTGCAAACCACTTAGTGGGTCAGTTTTGTGTGCGTCTGCACCTGTTGCAAGTAGCACGACATCTGGTTGATACTTGTCTGCAAGTTCAACGATTTCATCTATTGCTTTTGCAAACATTCCATCCCCTGCACCATTTGGTAGCGCCCAGTTATAAGCATGGTTTTCTATGTCATGTTCATTACCTGAGAATGGATAGATATCCCTTTGATGTATTGAGCATGTTGGAATATCGGTATCCAACAATAACTTTTCAACACCATCACCATGATGTGCATCCCAATCGATGTACATAGGTTTTAGATTAAATCTATGAAACTCTTTTGCTGCGAAAGCCATATCGTTAAATACACAGAAACCACTTGAATGGTTGTAGTGAGCATGATGCTTCGCACCTTGAGGATTGAAAGCAACTCTTGCTTCTCCAACTATCATTAACTCAGTCAGCCGTGCAGTTCCTGCGAACATTTGCAAAGCCGTAGTTCCTAATTCTTTATTTTTACCTGACCACTCAGATGAAAAGCCTTGCTCTACTACATCATCTACATAATTTTTGTCATGTATTTTGTAGAGGTCTTCTTTGTCATAGTCCTTAACTGATGGTTCAATTTGTTCTATGCGGCCTGATTCTAGAGCTTCCCCTAAAAAATTTACAGCAAGAAGAGCTCTGTCTGGGTTAGTTGGGTGACCTTCACCTAACTGCCAATTCAGATACTCATTGCCGTATGCAATAAATAGTTTGTCATTCGTTTTCAATTAAATCTTTTCCTCTCCAGTTTGCTTCGTTTATCGATAGCAACCATTTTTTGAAATCTTCGTTACACATCACCCATTGACTTCTTGCATCCGTAATGGTGCTTAGCGCATGCTCAGCCGTGTAACCTTGTCTTACTAAAACTAATGCGTTCACCAAGCCAGAGCGATTAAGCCCAGCCAAGCAACGAACTAAAACTCGTTTTCCTTGTTTAAGTTCTTCGTCTACATATTTTGCTAGAAAGAATAAATCTTTAGCAAATACGTCTTTACCTACTTCACCATCGTGAAATGGGTAGCGTAGTTCCTTTACCCCCCAGTCGGCAGGGTTTGACCAAGCATGAAGGGTAACGACCGTGTCGAATTCCTCTGTTGTGATGCGAGGTTCATAATTCGCATCTAAAACTTTCATTCCGATTATGTCGTCGTCGTCAGTTCCCCCTTGCCATAGGTTAGGGGCTACTTCTGTCCATATGTCTTTTGGGAGGAAATCGTCGTAGTTTGCGTCATCGTATGTTGTTAATGTCATTATATCCTCTCATTAAAAAAGTATAGCATGAACGCTCCGAGCATCCAAATCGGGCGTCTGAGTTGACTTGCAGGCTTTGCTAGTGTTATAATAGATTTATGACAAACAAATGTTCTCACCCTTGTATTACCTGCAGAACATCTTACTATTGGAATCAAAGTAAAACTCTCAACGAGGGAGAATACCTTGGAGAACTTAAATTCACAACAGAGGGTGTTGATGAGAGATTTAATTTTAAAAGATATGTTGTAACAATTAAAAAATCAAACACCGTATTAGTCTATGAAATTTTTAAGAATAGAAAACAAGCAAGAATTTTCTTAGAAGCAGAATTTGAAAAACTAACTACAAAAGAGACAACAAGATGAGTATTAATACAGATAACAGTTTAGAAATGCTCAAGCAATACTCCAATGTAGAACTATGCCCAGAGTTACAGAAATTTGTTGTTGACACTGAAATCGGTAAGTACATAAAGCACCCTTTAGTATTCTCACCTCTAGTTTTACCAGGACTTGCGAACCAAATGCTAGAACAAAAAAACAAGCAACTACGAGAAGCTTTAGATACCAAAAATTTCAGTCGATACGTTTTTCTACACGAAAGACCGTACAGACTCTCGGCATTCAAAGACATCAAACATCAACTAACTGATGAGAACTACTGGAAACTTCTGTCAAGCATATGGACTGACACTGAAAACTCACACCAAGACCTAGGCACTTGGAAGAACCTTTTCAAATCTAAGAAAAATCAAAGGCACAATTTGATGACCGAAGAAGAACTAACAACTATGGAATCTTTAGATGACACGGTAACTATTTTTAGGGGTTGTGTGAAGAACCTTAACGAAGACGGTTTGTCTTGGACTCTTGATAGAGAACGTGCAGAGTGGTTTGCTAATAGGTTCGACCAAAAAGGAATTGTCATTGAAAAAGCGATAGGCAAGGAAGAAATTGTTGCTTACTTCAGTGGCAGAGGGGAACAAGAAATTATAGTTATTTAACTTCGTGTTTCTGAATAACGGTATTTATTGGTTCCCCAGTTCCTGGGTCGAGTTGTGCAGCAATTTGAACAGAGTTTTTAACTACAGTCCGTGCAATAGTTAAAGTTCTTTTCTTAGTACTTAACTCTGAAAAAATAGCGCCAAGTGCATAACTAGCACCTGAACCTAAAGCATAGATACCTCTAGAGTCTCTAGCCCACTCGTAGTTAGAACCAAGTTCGTAGATAGTTCCATTAACTACAACCATTATGTAAGAGTCTTGCTCTCCCTCTTTACCGTAACCATTTTCTTCAAAACAACTTTTTAGTTCAGGTATAAATTTGCTAGTAATAAATTTGTCTAGTTTCTCACCAACTTCATTGTTAGTTGGGATTGGTGGTTTGAAAGAGTGAGCCATCAAATTTATAGCTCGCATGTCTCCAGCTGCCCCTAAAAAATATGGACCATTCTTAACCAGCTTGGGATTATCTTTTGGAAGAAGGTAAAGTCTGTTTTCTTCTGTAACTCTTGAGTCATAACCTATTACAGCCCAACCCTCTCCTTGAATTGCTGCAAGTGTTGTCATTCGAATGGATTCCAAATATCTTCTCGTAGGACTTCAAATCTTTCTGAATTATGTGAGTTAGTTTTAGAAATGTCTTCGTTTTCTATTAACTTATCTAACGACAAGACAGCCGTACAACCACTATCCTCAAACATGATTACTAATTTTGTATCGCCATCAAGTAGGTCGTCAACGATAGCCGTATAGAACGGAACTTCGTGCCCATTAGGGTGATAATGGCGCTCAACAATCTTCAGATTCATACCAAAATTTTATCCCCTAATCCAGAGGTTTATCGGTAGCAACACCAGTATCACTTTGAGAGAGGGTAAGTGACACTGGCGCAGGGGGTATTAGGGTGGGTTACCCCCTGTTCCTATGGGCGGAATAATTAAACTCGACGCTTAACCATAGTAGTAAAAGTGTAATATAAACAAGAAACCTTGATTCTCAAAAAGTGACCGTATGCCGCAACCCAGCTGATCCATCCCCCCAAAAAATATGTGAAGGCAGCCAGGTTAAAAACAAAAATACCCTTAGATGTTTTCCATCTAAAGGTATTTATGTCTAGTATTTAAGAAACTAAAGTTAGATAGTTTCTAAAATTTTTCTTTGTTTCCAACCATCACCATAAGTTTTTACTCTAAAAGCCATTTCCATAGAAATTGCTAATGATTCAGTAATGTCGGTGTAATCCCTTTCAGGGTTTTCCCCCTTTGGAATGTAAGGAGTGTCGGATTCTTCTGTGTAATCTCCGTACACAACAACTCTGTCTCCAGCCCAATGACCTGACATTGGAGTTGCTAGTAAGTCACCACCACCTCTTTGTGGAGACGTCATAACCAACAAATAGAGAGCATCTGATAAAGAACCCTGCACATTTAAGTGCTCAAGTTGCTTTGCACCCAAACCCAATCCATGTGGATTAACTATTTCTTTCTTGTCTATATTTACTAACGAGTGATATTGTCCCACTTTGTCCTACCTTTCTAAATCTATTATAGAAACTAATAACTAAAAAGTCAAATTTTAAAAAGTTAGTTCTCGGGAACTAATAACTTTTGCGTGAGCTAGCTGCCAGCTGGAGCTGCCTTCTCCACTTCCCCTAAAAAATATTTCGTCTTCGGCCGCAAAAAAATAAACCCGAGCGATTGCTCGGGCTTATCTTTGTCGGCGTCTTTACTTTTTAATTCAAACCATGACGCTCTCGGTAGTCTCTAGATTCATCTACAAATCTTTTAACTGAATCGTTTAAGTCAACTATCTGACTTGGTGAGAGTAATGCGCTCATTACTCCAGTTAGGTGGGCATACATACTGCCCGTGTTGCCGTAATGTGCTTCAAGCAACTCTTTGCACTCATCTAGCAAGTCCCATTTAACTTGGCTAGTTACCTCTTTTAATGTTTCCATACTTCTATAATAAACCATACCCCTGACAAAAGCAAACACGCCCCCAAACTTTCGAGGGCGTGTCTGACTAAGTTTATTTACTTAGTTACTAACTTAATGTAAGGGTTAGCATAACTTACTGCTTCCCAAACTTCAGAGAAATTAGTTTTTAGTTTTTCTCTGTCAATGTCGGTGCGTGGTACTTCTTGTAGAAACACACGAGGGACACCATTGATAATTCCCTCTTTGGCTTCGCCCATTAAGTCAAAAATAACTTTTTTAACTTCTTTTTCTTGGGCTTCTAGTGCTCTTAGAGTACGGCGCACTTCATTTAATTGATTGATGTGGTTCACTATGTCGGTAGATGTTAAATCTACTGCCTTAGATGTGCTGACCACTTCGGTAGTAACTACGCGATTGATGATTGTAGTTGTCATGGTTTTGTCTTTGCCTCTTTTTCTTTTTAGTTAGGTAGCGCCTTGCTACTAACTTCTTACTTCTATAATAGATGAAACCCCTGACAAAAGCAAGTCGATTTCTTCCATTTCTTTTCTTATTTTTGCAGCCATAAAGATACGCCCAGCGTCGGTATGTTCTTGAGCAATTCTCTTTAGTCTGCTTCGCCTTGCTTGTAGTTGTTCTCTATTCATACTTCTATAATAGATTAAACCTCTGACAATTTCGGGGATTTGTGTTTTCGGCGTGTCGGGCTTGACCAGGAAATTAGCAGCCAGAAGATTTTAATATTTTTTAGGGGAGAGCTGCTTCGCAGCGGCGGCAGGCGGCAGAACTAATAACTTTTTCTTGCGAGCCGCGCAGCACCTCCACCGCCACCACCACCAACACCACTTCCACCTCGAACTTCCATCTGTCCCCCTAAAAAATATACGAAGGTAGCAGCAAAAATTTTTGCATAGGGCAAAAAAAATAGCCGCGCTTTCGCGAGGCTACTTTTCTTTATTTCTTTTACCAAGCAGGTGGAACAAATCCACTCGGTGGCTCTGGGGTTTCGTCGTAAATAATTACTTGACCATCGTGGTTTTCTAGTGTTGAAACGCTGTAGTCCATTTCAATCCCTCGATTACGTTCGTAACTATCTGGCAAATCCGAGATGTTAAGTTCATCATCAATAACTTTGTTGATGAGTGACTTTGCTTGCTCGTCATCTGCTGCCTCGAACCAAACTTGGTTCATTGAAACTTCATTAAATCTAAATGAATATAACATGTGTTAGTTGTTTCCCTCTTTCTCTAAGTTGTAGCGCCTTGCTATCAACCTGTTAAATCTATTATAGCAACACCGACTGACAATTTTCTATGCTTCGCAATCGTGTCCGTACATACATTCTTCGCTGTCAAAGAATGTTGAATCACATTCGTTGCATTGCCAAAATATCTTGCCTTTTTCAACCATCATTAGTAATGACATGTTCCACCTTGCCTCTCTAACTCTATAATAACACACCGCAGCGACAATTTTCAATAAAAAACCCCCCGTATGTTTACAGGGGGTAATTATTTTTAAATCCAGTTAGTTAGATTGTGAGTTCTACAGAATCTGGCACAACGTGCTCTAGTGCTCTAACTATTGCGTGTTGGAGGGTGTCTTCTCCTCGTTCAACTAAAAGTTCTCCCGTTACAGCGTCGTACACATCAACTTTGTACCAGCCATCAAACTCGTGTATTTCTATTGTTAGCGAATGCATTTATTTCCTCTTTTCTTAAAACAAATAATACCAAAATTATTTAATAAACGCAAGCCTCCGTAATTTTTACGGGACGCCGCTTACAAACAAAAAGTTATTTTTTCCTGGGGCCGCGCCTTCGATCAGTTCCCCTAAAAAATATGACAGCTGCTGAAGGTTAAAAATAAAGAAAGACACGGGGTGATTATGGAGTAAACCCCGTGCCTTTCCTTTTTCCTAACTTCTACGCATCTCTCGTGCGTAATTAAAGTTATGAAACTTTCATCACTTCTTTAAGTGGTCGAGGAGTCCAATACAAATCTCTCTCAACTGCTGGTACTTCCGTGCCAAACATTTTTGTTGTTACTTTGTCTAGTTCGGAAAGACTGAAAGTTCCTAGTTCGTTCTCGAAACCCTCAACATACCCGAAGAAGACATCCTTGCCATCAAACTCGGTGGCGTACCAAGTCCAATTAGAGTACGGGCTAAAGAATTTCACCTGTACTACTGCGTCCAAGCCTTTTTCTTCTTGCGAATAAAGGTCTGGCATTTTTTCTATGAGTTCCTTGGTCATTAGTTTATGACCTCTTAAATTACTCACGGCTTACCTCTCTTTCTACTTCTATAATAACCTAAACCTCTGACAAAATCAATTTCTCTGGTCGTCAATGGCTCTGCGTTTTTTCTCTGACCTTGTCCGATTTCTTTTCGTTCGCCTGTCATCAAAGATTTGATGCTTCTGGTCTTGTACGTAGCTGCCTCGACCCATAACAAATTTTTTTAAGAAACTATTTTTCATTCTTATCGTTTTCCTTTACGGGTGCAGGATATCCGTACCAATCCCACCAACCTAGCTTTTCCATAAAATTTCCCTCTCTTTCTACTTCTATAATACCACGAAATAAGTTCTTGCCGCAAGCTTCCCCTAAAAAATATGTGAAGGTAGCTGATCTCCAGCTCCCAGGCAGCTCTAGAAATTAAAGTTATTTGTTTAGCTGCAGGTGTAGCTGCAGGTGCAGCTCTAATTCCCCTAAAAAATATTTAAGCTCCCAGGCAGCTCGAGCTCGCTGCACATGAAAATACCCCGCGTGCCAAGTTTCAGCACACGGGGCATTTAGTTATTTAGTTGACCGCAAACACTTTGGTGTTACGAGCGTATCGAACTAAGACTTTGATTCCAAGTCGCTCCGCATCAGATTTATTTAGATACGAACCGCTTCTAGAATCTTTGAAGTCTTTGTTATCGCGCCAGTCTGCTTTTATCTCAGACTGATTCTTGTAATCCCTGCCGTATGCTGGAACCGCTTCAATGTAATTCACTGTTTTTACTACCTCACTTTCATTTACTAGATTACCAGACATCACTGACAAAATTAACTATAAGAAATTTTGTGTCTGATTTGGCTGCCGACCTATTTTGTCAGTCGAGTGTTCTATAATAAATTTATAGAAGTTAGCAGGGTGCAAACTTTGAGAAAGTGAGGAAACACAAACCGTGAAAGTTTGGAACATAGACTGGGTAGATGAAGACGGTAACCATAATGTAGGTACTGCTTTGTTTGCATCATTAGAACTGGCAGAATTGTACCTAAGAGTAATGCTTAATCCAATGGTGGAGAAAGGCTTCGACGGCAACACCTACACCATAGGCGAGTTAGTCGTAGTTACAGAACTCTAAATTAAAAGCGCCTAGTCCCTGATAAATTTCAGGGGCTAGGCAATTTAGAAGAAATGTCAGTCCGCTATGTAATACTAATAAAACTATGAAAGATAACAATAAAGCAAGTGAATACGGATACCAAGCCCTTATGGGTACCATCTTCGGAACTGGTTATAAACAGCCAGTAGACGAAAACCCGATAGTACAAAAGCGTCGCGCTGAATGGTTGCACGAACATTTAACAGATGATGAAATCTGGGAAATTTACGACACCCTAAAGTGGCAGCAGGAAATGAAATGAGGAAAAACCAAACCGTGAAAATTTATAGAGTATCCTTCGTTGGAAAATACGGTGAAGCAGATGTTCTCGTTGAGAGTAACATCAACCATCTAGATGAAGAAACGTCAAACATTATTATTGACGAAGGCATCAAGATTGGTTATCAAATACACGGAACAGACTTCCGTGATCGTTTAGACACTTACGCGATTACCGCGATGCCTGCCTAATCAAATAAAAGTTACCCCTCGTAGAAATACGGGGGGTAATTTTTTTTTCGTGTGCCGTAGCAGCTGGAAAATATTTTTTAGGGGGAGGAGCTGATGCGCAGCTCGGAACCAAAAGTTTTTACTTTAGCTGCGCGAACTAGCTGCAACACTTCCCCTAAAAAATATCTCAAGTAAAAAATGACCCCGAGCCCGTTTCCCACAAAAAGCTCGGAGTCATTTTGGTTTAACGGCAAGAGAGAAAGGGGAAATTTGTATTCTTGCCGTTAAAGTTTTATTGTGGAACTGGAAATCCACCTGTCATAATTTCCCAACACGCTGGGTGCGTGCCTGAAACAATTTGCTCGCGCAAAGTTTTATCTAAGTCGGGGAAAGCATCTTGAATTAGCGCACCGATTTGTCTTGCCATAAATCCGATTGCTGGAACTTCAACTTCACCCTCTTGACTACAAATACCACAAACTGGCGTTCTCATCAAAACTGTTTGCTTTTCAAATATTTCTGTGACATCTTTTGTCATTTTCCCACCTCTCTACTTCTATAATACATTACTAGAAACTACTTGTCAAGCCCAGCCGTAACTTTTTTCTTAGCCTTGTCAATCTTTGTTTTGGTTCTTTTCTCTACTAAATCAAATTGCTTGTTGAGATTTTTATAGATGTGATTTAGTTCGACATTAAACTGTTGCTCAACTCGGTCTAACTTTTTGTTAAAGGTGTCAAGTATTTTAATTTCGTCTGGCTTCCGTATTGCATAGATTAGTTCACTCTTCATTTCTTCCTTACCATCTCTTTCTGTTTATGTGCTTGCCCTTGTTGGCATAGTCAAAAATAGTTATTATAATAGTTATTGTTATTAAAGTAAAACCTATAAAGACAAGACCCGTTTCAAAATAGCTTAAATCGGGCAGCATCTTTTCCCCTAAAAAATAATCTTTCATTTGGTTCTACAAATCCTTGCCGTAAACTTCTTTTTCAATTATTTTCTCGTACTCGGTTACTTCTTCTTCGCTCCAACCAAGTATGGCAGCGAACTTGTGGAGAAGATGTGTAGCCGTCATTTTTTCAGAAAGCATGGCAAAGAATATCTCTTGCTTCACGCCGCCTACTTCTTTTCCCCCAAAAAAGTTATCTTCGGGGTTGTAGTTCTTAATCCACTTTTCGTGCTCGGAAAGAAAAGCTCCAACCGAGCCGACTAAAATATCTAGTTCTTCCCTGGATATTTCTATGTTTATTTTCTCTGTATCATTTGTCATTTATTTTTTGCCCGAACCTTTCATTAAATCATTGTATCCCAAGCCCATGACATAATTAGTTATTTCATCTGGAATAACTCTTTCATCAGTAACCTGGATATCATCAACCCAATAAGCGATTGTGTGGTCTTCTACGCCCTCTTCGTCAAACAAAAAAGAAACTTCGTAGTTTTTATTTTCATTGAAGATAGTGAGTGTTGTTTCCCAACGGCAAGCCGTAGGTTTAGTTCTTTTAATTTCTCTCATAAAACTATTATAACACTCACTACCGACAAAAGCAACCTCATTTTAGAAATGGAAATCAACCACAACTAGGTACTGATTACCTCTTTTTTCAGGGTCAGCAAGTTTCTCTCTGAAATACCTAAGTTCAGCCGTGTACTCTTCCATGTCATAGACACCAGAAGAAGAGTTCCACTCTCCACTAAGTATTTGTAAAATAGACTTTGCTTGCCATAACTTCATACGACCCTCAAAGTATTCGTGATTCATCTCTGGTTCAACTTCTGGGTTGTAGTTAAACACATAAGTATTTAAGTCAAAACTATTTCCAAGTCCCTCGAGACAATGTTTAACTTCAATACTGCGAGCAGATAGAAAGTCTTTAATTACTTTTTCTGCAAGTTCTGGGTCATCTTCATAGCGCATTGAACCTTGTGGGTGTTTTTCTCCAAAAACATCTCCAGCCCAGCGACCAGCAAGACCTGAACCAAAAGCACCCTCGCCATGCCAATCAGACCAATCGGGGGAAAGTCCGTCAATAGTTAATTTGTTTTCTACTCTCGATACAGCTTG